GGCATCCTCGATTTTCACGAGGCCGGCCTTGGCGGCCCGGTCGTATGCCCAATGCTTACCGATCTCGGTGGCGACCGAATCCTCGACCAGGTTTTCTCCCGGCATGATTTGGTGCAGGCCGAAGGAGGTCAGGTGCGGGCGGTTCCATGTAATTTTTTTCATGCTCGTTCTCCGGTTTGCCCGGCCAAATCGACCGGGGTTATTTGGAAGTTAATAAACCGTTTCCGTTTTAGACTTCCAATCCGTCCACGACCGTGACGGAAAGGGGATAATAAACGATCACGCCCGCGGTGCGCGAATGGGTCGGCACCACGAATTCCAGGTTGCGTTCCTGGGCGGGGAATTGCTCGTAGGTCTGCGGAATTTGCAGGCCCAGCTTGTCGGCGCTCCGGCGGAAGATCAGCATGATGTCGGTGGGTCCCGCTCCGCCGGTGCTGGGGATGATGGCCAGCGCTTCGAATTCCGGCACGCTGTAAAACGTGATCCCGGGCCAAACCCGGCGCAGGAATTCCAGGATGGTGGTGTCGCTCGTCGCCGACCGCGGGGTGCTGGCGATGTGCGCGTGTTGCTTTGTGGCGATGGCCACCGTGTCCGGCCGTTCCACGCCCTTGGTGGTGGAAAGCATGGCGCCGATGGCGGTGTTCACGTCCTCGATGATGTCATCGGGGGTGGCCGTCAACCAGGCGCCGTTCACGGCCGCGGTCTTGGTGACGTTGGTGTTGTAAAGCAGGCCCTCGATGCCGTGGGCGCTGTTCCCGAACCAGGCGATCTGATTGGTCAGCTGATCGTTGGAATGCCGCGAGGCGTTGGCCTTGCGTTGTTCCAGCGGGAGGCCGGTCATGTTCGCCCGGCGGATTTCCTGAATGGAATATCCATAGGCGCCACCGATTCCCTTGACGCGGGCGGTGAATTCCAGGCCCTTGATGTCCGACCGGGGCAGGTCGTCCGCGTAGCTGGCGATGATTTTCGCCATGCCGACGTGATCGTACTGGCGGTAGGTGATGGTCTCGGCTCCGGGTCCCGCATCGGTTTCGATGGGGATCAATTCGTATGCCATGAATTCCGGATAAATCACATCATAGCTCCGCGCCTTGATGTGTTCCAATTCCCGCTCGAAGAAGGCGGTCTCGTTGGCGTCGAGGTTCTGGGTGATAATGCGTTCCTTCATGGCTTGTTCTCCTTGTGCCCATTCGGGCGTTGTTCAGTTTTTTCCTTGCGTCTCCGGCTTTGGATTACGGAATGTTGATTTCGACGATGGCGATGCCTCCGCTAACCGCGGCGGATCGGAAGACTCCGGTCGGCACCACGATGGCGTTGGTGTTGTCATTCCGGAACTTTCCGAAATCGCCGACCGCGTTCACCACGAAGGCGGGTTCTCCATCGGCGACGGTGTCGTTCACCAAAACCCAGGCCTTTCCTCGGCGCAAAACGTTAACGGAATCGTTGGCCAGATATCCGATCAGGGATTCCTTTTGTTCATGCAGGGCAATGCCCATGAAAGCGGCGGATGCGTCGGCGCCTGCGGGCAATCGCACGCGGTCGTCGCCGGCGGCGTGTCGAACGACGCCGAGACCGAAACCGACCGCGGCCTGTGCCGGGTGGCTTTCGACGTAGTCGAATTGGGCGTCGGCCTTCATGCCGGCCATGGCGGCGGCGGTGGTAAGGGAATATGCGGTCTGGCTCATGGGTTTCTCCTGTTTTTTCGCGTTTGTTTTTCCGTTTCCGTCACGGCTCGTTGATTTCCACGATCGCGATCTGGCCGGTGGTGGCGGCGCTGCGGAATTTGGCGCCCGAAACCAGCAGGCCGCTGGCGTTGTCGTTTCGGAATTGCCCGGCGTTGGCGTCGGCGTAACTGATGTAAACGTCGTCGCCGTCGGCAACGGTATCGCATACCACCACCCATGCCTTGCCGCGGCGCAGGACGTTGACGGTGGAAAATTGCGGATAGCCGATCAGGCTTTCGCGCTGCTCATGCAGGGCGATGCCACGAACGATCGTGTCAATGGTGGATCGGGTTTCCACGACTCCGGCCTGGCTCGCGCCTCCGGTGATCGAAATGCTCGCAGCATCCACGGCCACATTGGAGGCGACCACGGTGAGGGTGCGGTTTCCCGCGCCTCCGACGGTGGCGTCATAACTTGCGCCGGTCAAGGCTTCCACGGCCGCGGCGACCGCGTTCATGGTGGCCAGGTGAGAGGTGGCGAACAAAACGGAAACGGCCTCGCCGTTCAAGGTGAAGGCGAAGGTGTTGCCGGTGACAAGATTGGCATCCAGCACCAGCATTAATTGATTTAAGAGGGGGGGCCGAACTTGGCCGTCTCCGCCTTGCGCTTTCACTAGGCCCAGGCCGAAATTGATCTGCGCCTGCGCCGCATGGCTTTCCACGTAGTCCGCACCGCTGTCGGCTTTCATGCCGGCGACTGCCACCGCGGTGGTGAGAGAATATGCGGTCTGGCTCATGGTCTTATCCTTGTTGGGTGGCTTTCGCCGGCCCGGTTGCGTTTACGTCCTTGGCTTGTTTCCGATTCGGCTATTTGGCCTTTTCCGGATCCTTGTTTCCGTTTTTCAGGCGGGCGTTCATGCGGGTGCGGGCGTCGTCCTGGCCACCCTTTTCCGGGCTCCCGTCATTACGGGGTGCGCTATTGCGTCGGCCGGCGGCCAGCTTGTCGTCCGCGTTTTCCGCGTCCGCGTTCTCGGTGGCAAGCTCGAAGCGGGCCTGGATGTACTCATCGGATTTTCCGTCGAGGCTGGTTCCCTTCGGCGCCTTGGCCAACACGACCGCCTTTTTGATTTCGCTGTCGGTCATGCCGTCCAGATTTTTCACGGCCTCGGCGTCCAGCGCCTTGGTGGCGGCGGCGACCAGGGTTGCGCGTGCCTTGGAAGCGGCGATGATTTTCGCCGGTCCATCCTTCTCGAGGGCGTCATACTTGGTTTTCAATCCGTCCCGTTCGCCGGTGGCGGTGTCCAGCTTTGCCTGGATCGCGGCCTTTTCCGTCTTGGCGGTTTCGGTGGCGGCGGTCATGGCGGCGTTCACGCGGGCGAGCTCGTTGGCGACCTCGGGAGCGCAATCGTATGAAATTCCGTTGATGGTGACCTTGATCATTGTTCTCTCCTCGTTGGGGTTGGAATCTTTCCGGGCATCGGTGCGCACGGAATAAGGTACATCCGAATCGATGCGAAGCTCGGGCCCGAGGCGGGCCATGTCCGTGATCGCCAGGTGGTTCTCTCGGATATTGGTCTGGCGATGGGTGTAAGCATGGCCCTCGTAAATTCCGGAATCCTCGACCAGGTCGAGAAAATATCCGCAGGATAATTCCTGCTTACCGGCCTCGATTGCCCGGATGGCCTCGGCGTCGGTGATGATTAAATCCGCTATTACGAATGGGGCGTCCGCCTCCACCCTGTCGCCGACGTGTCCGACCGATAGCTCCTTGGCGTTGGCCGCGGTCAACATTTGCCGCGGGTGCTCGAGCGTGATCGGTATCTGTTTCATGGAATCCATGGCCGGCTTTTTGAAAACGTCATCCGGGTGGCGCAATTCATAGCGCACGGATCCGTCGGCGTTTCGATATGGAAATACTCCGGTCCGCGCTACCTTGGCTGTTGCCGTGAGGTAACCTTCCGGTGTCTTGACCGCATTAAGCCGAAGCTCTCCGCGGTCGATTCGTATTTCTCTTTTTGCCATAAAAAAAATCCCCGATGCCTTGTGGGCTCGGGGCTTTCCTCACTTCTGGTTTTTTCCGTCCAGGTGATTCGGCTACTCGTTGCGATCTATTGTACTCGGTATCTTGGAATTTGGCAAGGGCCATTTTCCTGGCGCTGTCAATCCTCCCGATAACTTGGAACCGGAACCGGTGGCGCTCCCGCGGTGCGGGCCCTGATATCATGCTCTTTGCGCACGGAAATCTTGGCGATCCCGCCCTGGCGCATCTCGATGTCAAATGAAATACGGCCGGTGAATCCCGCGGCCAATTCCGGCGCCACCACCTGGGCCAGGGCCTCGGTCGTCTCTTTTAGGTTCATGCGTTTACTCCTCGGCCGCGGCCAAAAGGCCGGCCATGTCCGGTTCCGCTGTGCATCGGCATTGATAATCCTGGCCCGGGTGTCCGGTGTCGGCCGGCGGGCTGTTCCACTTAAACGATTTCCCTTCTTTGATCCAATGGCTCGGGCGGGCGTTGGGATATTTGCCGGCGGGATTTCCTCTCACCCGCTCGTCGAGGCTGGTGCGCCATATGTATCCGGTGACGCCGGCGGCGACTTGGCGGCGCTCGGTGAGGTCTCCGTTTAATTTCGCGGTCTGGTCCCTGGCGATTAATTTGGCCCGGCCGCGGGAAACTTCGAAGCGCTCCAATATTTTCTCGGTGATTTGCTCATGGCGTTGGCCGGTGCGCAGGCCTTGCAATGTCCAGCGCTCGACATCCCTGATGCCGGTCTCCTCCAGGCTGGTGATTAAATTCGCATTCACCTGGGCCCATGCATTTAATTCCGGCCTCAGCCATGGCTCCGCTTGGAAAAGGTCGACGCCCAGGGTGGCCTGCAGAACCTTTCGCCATTCCTTGTCGTTCCATTTGCCGAGGTTGTTTCCGAATTCCTGGGTGATGTCCTCGACCGGGATCCGGCCGCGGCCCAGGTTTAATTTCATGGCCGCGATTAATCGGGCGGCCTCGGCGGGCCATTGATCTTTCCGTATGCTGTCGGCGCTCGGGCGGCCGGCCGCGGCCTCCTCCACCAGCGCCGGCAAATGGGGCAGGAATATTTCCCGCCATGCCTTTTCGATCCGGTTTATGATTTCAATAATGGCCCGTCGGTATTGGCGCTCGATGGCCGCGGGCCTAATCATTTTCGGCGGCCGGCGCAGGCGCTTTGGAATCTTTCCCCGCTGGCGTGCGGCCTTAATGCGGAGGCGCAATTCCTGGGAAATCGGCACGGCTTATTCCGCGGCTCCGGTTTCGGTTTGTTCGGGCGCCTCGTCCTGGTCCACGATGCCTCCGAATCCGTCGCCCATAAAACGCTGGTCATGGACGGTGCCGGGATCGAGCACGCCGGCGCCGATGTACGCGGCGTCGCCATCGGCCGTGGCCTTGTATAGCTCGGCCTGTTCCTTGGCGGTCAATTCATAAAGCGGATTCCATTTGATGGTCCAGCCCTCGGGCTCCTTGCCCTTGAATCCTCCGGCCTTGGAAATGAAAACCAAATAGCACAAGCGTTCGTAAACCGGTGAAAGGATGGCCTCCTGGTCGGCGCTCAGGTCGTCGTACCAATTCCGGATATCGCTTTCTCCGGTGGCGTTCAATCCCGCGGGCGCCATCCCGAGTAACTTGGTGGCCGGGATTCCCGTCACGCCGGCGAGGGCGGTTCCGAAGCGGTCCATCAAATCGGAAAGGCCGGCGACGCTCGAGGCCTCTTTTTTGTATTGCTCGGCGTCGGCATCCAATAATTTTATATGCAGGACGTGGCGGGAAATGTCCATCAAGTCCAGGCGCCTTTTCACTAGCTCCGTTCCCTCGGGCGTTGCCAGCATGTCCTGCAGGTTTTTAATGGAAAGAACCGCCTGGATAAAATCCTCGATGATTATTTCCGCTCCGCCATAAGCGGCCGCGAATTGTCGCAAATGTTCGAATGCCGGCTGGAGGCTGGTGTCTCCCCATCCCTGATTGCTTTGTCGGTCTTGGTCCGGCACTTCCAATCCGTCGATCATCACGGTGCGGCTTTCATGGACCTTGAAACTTTGCCCGACGCCGATGGGGCTCACCGTATAAAATTTTGGCTTGCCAAATTTGGCGTCCTTGGGATCGTTGTATAAATCGGCGCTCGTCCATTGCACGCGGTAGCGGTCGAATACGTGCATGAATTCCACCGATTGCAATGTCGGTTCGTTCAGGGGCTGGCTCATCTCCCGGCCGTCCTTCAATCCCAGCACGCCGAATCCGCCACCGAAAAGGCGCGACCATTTCAGCATTTTCAAAACGGATTTATTTATTCCCGTCTCCTGAAATCGGGCGTTCACAAATCCATCGGGATCGCCCACCAGGGTAAATCCTTTCCTCATCATTTCCTTTGCCGGCACGTCGATAATTTTCCGGGCGAACCCGTCGCCTCGGTACATGTCCCGGAGCACGCCATCGCTCAATCGCCCGGTTGGCCTGTAGGTGGTGTCGGCGCGTCGATCTATTCCCTTGACGCCGACGCCGGTGAGGAGGTTGGCCCAGGCGTCGGTGCGGGTTTTCGTATCCGCGACGTTCAGGCGCTGTTGCTGTTTGGCGGTGATGGGTTTTAGCTTGCTCATGGGTCTCTCCTATCGCTCGGCCAGGGCGCCGTATGTGAATTTGTCCGGCTCCGTCAGGAATTTATGGAGCCCGCTCACGGCGTCGACCTGGTCCTTTTTGCCGTCGGGGAAAGTAGAAACCTCGGCCAGGAAGGCGTGATTCCAATCCCCGCGCACGAGGTGAACCTTTCCGCGTTCCGCTTTTGCGCACCATGGTTTGGCCCGGATGGTCTTGTCTCCGGTTGGCCTGTCGCCGTGGACGGTGTATCCCTTTAGCACCTTGCTCTGGTAATAATCGACGACGTCCTTGCCGGCGCTCCCGGGCTCCTGCTCCAATGCGATCTCGATTTCCTTCCCGTCAATTTCCGCGGTTCGCTTTATCCGGCGCTCGTTTCCTCCTGGGCCATCCTGGAAATGTTCCATGCCTGTGATCCATAGCTCGTCCTGGTCGTCGAGGCCTCCGATGGCGCCGGCCGTCCAATCGGGATCGGGGTTTTTCGGTGTCGCCTCCGTTGCCGCTCGATCCCAATATCGCACGGCGCGCATGCCCGCGGGCGCTCGATCCTCGATCTTGAACCAGGCGGGATCGAACATCCCGGCCTCCTCCATCACATCCCAATTCCCCTCTTTCAGCCGGAGGCGATCTCCCCGCTCCTGGGCGTTCAAATTGGAAACGTAGCCCGGGTCCCTGGCCATGCCGATTTTGTTGTCGCTGTATTTTGCCGGGATGAAGGTGATCGATTTCGGCGCCGTTCCCTCCGCGTCCCTCCATCCCTTTTCCACCCAGATTATTTTGTTGTCCTCTCGGTGGAAATAGCGGACGACGCCGGTCCGCTCCGTGATTGGGTATCCCCTTTCCTCCTTCGGGTAGCTCTCTCCCTTGATCCACCAATCGAGAAGGTTCCGGAGCCAATGCCGGGATGCTCCCTTTTTCCTCCGCGGTGGGTTTGCCGTCGCCCGGCAATATGGCCGCACTCCGCATCCGGATCGATTGCGGGAAAGCATGTAAAAGAATTGGCGCTCGGTGAATTGCTCCAGCTGGTCGAATCCGATCAGGGCAATCTGGGCGCCGTCGTAATCGAGCAGGGTGTTCTCGTCCTCCAAATGGGCTAATCTTATTTCAGCCCCAGATTCAAATGTCCACGAGCAATCTCCCGTTGCCGGCGTCGCTCCCAGGGCTGGGTAAATTTCGAAGCTCGTATCCCATAGTGCGCCTTGTTTTTTTATTTGGGGCATCGACCGGCGGAAACATGAAAACGTGAATCCCGGGTTGTCCTTATGCCGGCCTCCCTCCATCAGCAGGGCGTAGGTTTTCCCTCCGTATGCGGCGCCTCCATAAATAACGATGTCGGCCTCGCTGGCGAGGAATTCGGTTTGGGGTCCGGCTTGTGGCCTTATCGTTGGGGCGTCGACCTCGATGGTGGCTTTCACCGTGCCGGCGTCGCCTTGGCCTTGGGCCCATCCCCGCGGCGGTTGTCCGGCAAAATCAGGACCATTCCCTTGGCTCCGGTAATTGGCAGGGGGTGTTTCGGATCAAATCGCATGGTGTCCCGTCTCCCCCATCGGCTCGGGAATTTGCGGCTCAGGACCTCAAGGGCGAGGCGGCCGTCGGTTCGGGCCTGGCCGGCGACGGTGGTGGCCAGGTTGAATTCGCCCTTGATCTCGGCGTCGCGCATTGCGTTGATCAAGTTTGAATATGGATTGTTACCTCCGCCCTTGGAAGCCCTTATTTTCCATGTGCTTAGGGTGCTCTTGTCGATGCCGGCGAGGCGTGCGGCCTCGGCCTCGTACATGCCGATGGTGATCGCGTCCACGATTATCTGGTGAACGGCGGGCGTGAGGAGGGTTGGGCGTCCTCCTCCGGTTCCCTTGTCCGGTCCCCTTTTCCCGCTGGCCTTAGCCATTCTTTGGCGCCTTTTCCGCGGTCTCTCCGGTGAAGGCCTGCCATCGGTCCACGATTAAATCGCAATATCCCGGGTCCCGTTCCATGATTCGGGCTTGGCGGTTCAATTGCTCGGCGGCGATCAGCGTGCATCCCGTCCCTCCGAAAAGGTCGAGGACGATTTGATCGGGCAGGCTGGAATTGATCAGGGCCCGGGTGGCGAGCTCGACCGGCTTTTGGATGGTGTGGTCGGCGGCTGTATCCCTGGCGACGGTCCAGGTGTCGGTGGCGGCGCTGTCCTGCAGGAGCTCGATTTTCTGGCCGGGCGTGATCCGGATGGTCCTCAGCTTTTTCCCTTTCGGCGCTTTGCTTTGGAGGTATAGCTGGGCGCCTTGTCCGTCCAAAAGCAGGAGGCCGGATGCCAATGCCGCGGCGACATCGCTTTTCCCGTCCTGCAGGCTGGCGGTCCAGACGGTTTGCTGTTTCCTGTCGCCGTGGAACGGTGCGCTCTCTCCGTCCTTGTGGCAATAAAAGCATGGTTCATGGGCCCAATGGTAATCTGCGTGTCCCATAATGAAATTGTTTTTTACCCAGATCAGGTATTGGGTCTCGACGATTCCCTCGGCCTTGAGGGCGAATGTGAAATCTTCCCGGGTGCTGGAGGCGTGCCAAATGTAAAACGCGGCGGTGGGCAGGCTGTGCTTTGCCGCGAGGCGGAATGCCGGCCGGAGCAATTTGGCGACCAGGTCGTCCGCCTTTTTCTCGTCTCCGCGGATCGGCTTGTAGATTTTGTCGGATATGGTTTTATAGCCGACGCCGTAGGGGGGGTCGGTAAAAACCATGTGCGCTCGTTGTCCGGCCATCAATCGCTCGACGTCCTTGTCCTGGGTTGAATCCCCGCATAGGATTCGGTGCCGGCCGAGGATGTAAAGGTCTCCGGGCTTGGTCCTGGGCTTGGTGGGTAATTCCGGCAGGGCGTCCGCCGGTGTTTTGCCTGGCTTTGGCTCCTCCCGGTCCTGCAATTCTCCGAAGCGCAGGGCCCGGAACCGCTCGGCGTTCTCGGCCAGGATTTCCTGTAATTGGGGGTGGATGGCGTCGGTGAACCGGCCCTGCAGGGCTGGGTTGTTCGCGGCGATATTCGCGGCGCGTTGCTTTGCCCTGGGCCATGCCACCTCCCGGATCCGGTACGTCTCTCCGTTGGGCGCCTGCACGAAGGCGGCGCCGTCGGCGTTCCGCTGGATCGCCATGGGTCCGAACTTTTGCCGCAATCCGTCCAGGCGCTGGTGCCCGCATACGATTTGGCCGGTCTTGGTGTTGTAGGTGATTCCGGAAAGGTCGCCGAATTCCCCCAGCGAATATCCCAGGCCCTCGATGGCGGCCTTGGAAATGGATCGCGGGTTGTCCGGATCCGCTTGTAGGTCGTCCAGGGTTTTCAATACCAGGGGTGGTGTTTTGGTTCGGCTCGGTTTCGGTGCGGGATCCTTGGCCATGGTATTCCTTCATGGCTCGGGATGTGGTTCTCCCGCGGCGACGGTCGGCCGCTCCACCCGAGCCCGGGAGGCGGCGTCGCTGGTCACCAGCGGTTCGGGGTGGCCTTGGTGGCTACCTCGTTCCCGGCAATATCACAATTTGCGGATTGGGTGGCAATGTTTCACGTGGAACGATCAGGCGCCTTTTCAATCCGGGCGCATCTGTTTTCTCCGCCTGGCCTTCCATCTGGGTGGTGGTGCGATCCGGTGCTGGCCTCCATGTCGGCCTGGGCAGTCCTTGCTTTTGAATGTCCCGCATCGCTGGCAAAGGAGGACCGGCGCGTCTGGCGTGCTCAGAATATTCCGGGTGCGGAGGCGCCGGTTGCATATCCGGTCCTCCACCCGGTTCGGGCATCTCATGCGTTGGCGAGGCGCCGGTTCCGCATGGCGGCCTTGGCGTTGGCTCGGCGGCGCTCCCGGGCTTGGCGCTCTGCCTTGATAATCTTTCCCGGCTGGTCTCCGGTCGGCCCGCGTCGGAATTTCCCCCTGCCTTGGTGCGGGTTGTTTTCCTTTGGCGCCGATATGTCGATGCCGGCCATGGCCTTGTCCATAAAATCCGAGGCGGCTACTGGGTTCGATTGCATGGTGTTCTCCTTTGTTGCCGGAACCGGCCGGCGCCGTTAGAAGCCGTCGCTTATTTTCCGTTGGAAATTCTCCAGGTCCGTCCTTAATTCCCTGATGTCGGCCAGGGCGTCGCCATCGGGCTTGATCGTTGCTCGAAGCGATATCCCATAAACCGCGGCGGCTCCGGCGTAAAATGCCCGGCGCATCTCCTGGCGCTGGAATTCCGCGGCGTTGGCCGGCACCACCAAGGCCTCGAAATCCGCCCATGCGGCGTTGATCATCATTGGGTTGCCCTCGGTGTCCGGGCGAGGACCTGGCGGGTTAAATCCAGCGCGTTCCAAACCGCCGGCAATCCTCCGATCTCGAATAATTCGTGCGCCTCCTGGATTTGCATTCCCCAGGTTTTCTGGAAATGGGGAAACTCCGGGAAGGTGTCCCATGTCCCTGCCCATTCCAGCCCGATCTCGATTCCCTTTCGGCCCATGGCGAACCACGGAAATTTGCCATCCCATGACGCCTGCAGGTCCGGCTTGATTGGGTCGGCGTCGAATACCGAATCCACGGCCACGCCGTATTGGTGCCATGAAAATCCGGCCGGTGCATTGGTGACCTTTTTCCCTAGCGGGTGGTCCTTGCATGTTCCGATGGGAAAAAGCACGCCGTTGGGAAAGGATGGGGTCTTGTGCACGCATGGGTTGCCTGGTGTCGTCCGGCCCTGGGCATATAGCTCGGCCTGTCTGTCGAATGACCGGAGGCCCTCGAAAACTTGGATCGATTCCTTTGGGTTGGTGGCGTTCCATGCCCAATGGTGCGCCGATACGATTTTCGCAAATGGCGGGTATAGGTCGGCGGGGTTGCGGTTGATGGGTGTCGTCATTTTATTCCCGTTGCTTTGAAAATTAAATTCACGGCCAATTGGCCTGCAATCGCGACGATAATTCCGAACCAGAATCCCTTTGTCCAATCGTTCATTTTGTTTTCTCCTTGATGAATGCTCGGGCGTGTGATGCGATGTTCCTGCGCTCCTGGGCGCTCTCGAAGCGGGCGGGGCTGGCGTATGGGAGGCCCAGGCACAGGCCGATGGTCTCTTTTAATTCCGGTGAATATCGGAATAGGAAAACCCGGCGCCTGGGCAAAGGTACGATCTCTCCCGTTCTCGGGTTGCGTGCCGGCCGCGGTTTCCGTTCCTTGGTGTAAAAGGTTCCGAAGCCACGGATCTCGACCGGGGTGTTGTCGTTCGCGCATTGGAAAATTGCGGTTAAAAAATCCTCGATTCCGCGCCGGCATTCCGTCTGTGTTCTCCCGCTGGCCGCGGCCGTCTCCCGAATCAGATCAATCTTTGCGGTTCGCACTTCGCATTTTCTCCATGGCACCAGCCAGCCGGACCAAAAAAAGGACGATTACAAATCCGATACAAACGCCGGCGCCGTGGGTTTGGTCCCTGGTGTAAATAAATTTCACAAGGTTGATCACGGTTCCGATGAAGGCGCCGGCGGCGGCGAAATCGAAAATGTTTAATCGCATTCCCCCTCCTCGACCTCGGCACATAAGCCCTGGACGCTGGCCTCAAGGCTCAGGCGCTGGGCGAGGAAATTTGCGGCGCTCTCGGCTTGGTGGATTAATTTCTGGTCCAGGCCCATGAATGCCACCCGGTCTCCGCGGCGGAACCGCGGGCTCCATGCCACGACCACGTGCCCGGCCGTTAAACAGGCGAAGGTGGCGCGAAGGCGCACGCCCAATTTGAAAAACCACGGCGTTCTCAATCTTTCGCTAACGGGTGCGGGCATTTTTTTTCCTTGGTCGGTTCCGGTTTTTTTCCGCGACATAAACCTTGAGGCTCTCGGCCTTCCAAATATAGGCGGCGCGTTCCGTCTCGTCCCTATCCCGTTTCACGCCCTCGGTGCTTTGTTGTCTTTCCGTCCGCAGGCTGTCAATCTTGGTGGCATCCCGCTTGGTCTCGATGTCCTGGTAAACGAATTCCCATCCTCCCAGCAGGGCGGTGGTGCAAATCAGGCCGAGGGTGATCAAAAAAATTATCCGCCATGGGGTGTGGATGTGGATCGGTGTCGGCTCCTGCTCAGGCATGGATCGGGTCCTTGGCGTCGCCGATGGCAATCGTAAAAACCGGCATCCGTCGCGGCTCGATTCGGAAATGGATATTTCCCTCGGCCGCATTCCGGCCCTGCAGAAGGGCGATCAAAAGGGCGGAAATGTCCCGGGCCAATGTCTCGGCTTGGATGGTGGGTGTTGTCGGTGGGTTCAGCGTCGGCTTATATGCGGTTCCGGCGTTGCTGTGGTTCCCCTTGTGCCCTGATTTTAAATCGCAATGAAGCCCGGCGAATGTGGATCGGCATTTCATAAAATAAGCCGGAGCGGGATCTCTTGGATCTCCGTGGATGGCATCTCGCATATCTGCATCTCCGCGTTGAATTCGGAGGCGTCCTCTCCCTCGGCGACCGCAATGCGGGTGATGTACGCATGGCATTTTACTCCGCTGGCGGTTCTGCCTTGCCAAATTCGGGCGGGGATTTCCTTCCCGTCCACCACCATGGTGATCAATTTTGTTGTGCTGAATAATGTGATCTTCATTTCATCTCCTTTTCCCATACGGCTTTGATCGCAAGGTCGGCGGCCTTGTGCCATTCCTCGCTCGGTTGTTTGTCGTCGCATTGGCCGTTGCGATATTCCGCCCAAACCATTTTCCGAATCGGAAGCGGAACCATGTACCAATGCCGGGCGCACATGAGCATCTCCGGCTTGGTGGCTGTGGCGCATCCTCGGGCATGGCAATGGTGGCCCGCCTGGACGTGGTTTCCCGCGTGCCCATTTTCCAGGGCGCATGGATTTCCATTGGGATGGGTGGCGGGGCATTTCATACGTACCTGAATTCGATCCTGTTGACCGGCCAATCCGGGCGGTGCATCATGTGATCGCAGAACATGGCCACGAAATCGTCCGGGCCCATCTCCGGGAATCCCTCGGCCGCGCAATCCTCCGCCGTGATGGCGTACAGCGGTTCCGAACGGATGCTGATGATTTCGATCTCGGCCAGCGGTTCCGTTTTCTCCCCGCGTTTTAATCCCTGGCATTTCACCACGGCCTTGATGCGATCTCCTGGCGCTAGGTCCTTCCATCCCACGCGGCGCGTGACCGTCTTGGTCCGGTTTCGGATTTGCTCTGTCGTATAAAAAAAGCTCATCTGTCTCATGGTCCGCACTCGCTACAAAGATTTGGCCCGATCCAGGAGCATGGTTTCCCGAATGTTAGGCATGGGAAATCCTCGGTGCATCCACAGCTTGTGCATTTTTGCGGCGGTGGTGCGGCCGCGATTATGCGGTGTTGCTCCTCTTTGCGCTTGGCTCCGTTCTGGCGGCGTGTTCCCATGGCTCCTCCTAGCTCAAATTTCCCGCGGCGCTGTTTCCGTGAACGGCGCCGGCATCAATGGGTGGTGCTCCCGTTCCGGACGGCGGGATGGGTCCGCCCTCACTGAACCGGGCAGGGAATCCTCGGGTGGGATCGGGTTGTTGTGCCGGCACCTGGTTGTTGATCACGGTTCCGGCGCCGATCATGCCCTCCAATTTTTCCACCCGGGCCTGCAGGCGCTCGTTCTCGGTGTCGGCGTCCTTGAGGTATTCCCTGGCGGCGAGAAGGTCCCGGGATAATTTCGCCATGTTTTCGACCGCGTTCTCGATGGGTTCCCGGAGGCCGGCCATTTGCGGGATGCTTTTCAGCGTCTTATTGAAGGCCTCCAATGCCGCCGGCGATTTTTCGATGATGTGGTTCAGGGTTTCCTCGTCGTATCTCCAATTTCGGAATGTCATTTTTCCCTCCAATTCCACCAGCCGAGGCCGGTGCCTTGTCCAAAAATGGCCAGGAGCATGTCCTTCCCGTATGGGTCGGTGTTTGGTTTCCCCCTCTTGGCCGGGTTTTTATGCGTCATGGGGTTGATGAATTCAAAAATCGGGCGGCCGATTAAAAAAATGATTTGGGCGCTCCGCCGGCAGGGCTCCAGCCATCCCGCTCCCGTTGCGCTGGGCAGGAGCATGACTATTTTGGCACCGTCCTTGGCCTCGGTCTCCGCCTTGGTTGTCCATGGATCGATGTCTCCAAATGGCGGGTTCAGCCAGCACCATTCCTCGGGATCGATCTTGGGTCCCATCCATGGCTGGGCCAGGGCGTTGTCGTCCTCCCCATAAAAATACCCGTCTCCCCTTCCCAATCTTTTCACGGCGTTGTTCTGGGCATGGGCGGCGAGGTCGAAGCCCAGCGGCCAGCGGTGGTGAACCGGCCGCAGGATTTCGAGCGGCGTCTGGTAGACGCCCTCCATCAAATCCTGGCCCTGGGATGGGTGGCTCATTTTTTCCTCGGCCGCGGTTTTTTAATCCATGCCGTTGTCTTGCTTCCCCGCTCCGTTGATTCGGTCCCGAACATTACGCTCATTTCGATCTCTCCTTGGCGAGGATGTCCTCGGTGTAGCTGTTGTAATTGTCGGCAATCTGTAAAAGCTCGGCGTCGGTTTTTTTCCTCTTTTGGGTCTCCGCCTGAACACGCAATCGGTCCGGCATCTCCGCTCCATGGCGCCTGGCAATGAAGGCCTCATGCTCGTTGTATTTTCCGCCTCCTCGGGCTGGGTCGTTGCAATGCCGGCATTGGGGGTGGACGTTGTAGGCGTTGTAACGGGTGCCTTGGTGCTTTCGCTTGATCCAATGCCCGGCCTGCAGGTCCGCGTATTTTTTAAACGGTGCGCTGTTCGGGCAGGTGACGCATTGTCCCCATCGCTCTCCGTCCGGTCCCGGGTGGGTTCCCAATGTCCGCACGTATTTCGATAGGGCGGTGAGCGCTTTGAATTCGGCGCTGGCCTCCGTTTTTTTCCGCTGGGCCTTGGCCTGCTCCCATGGGGAAATGCGGACGCGGGCCTTTTCCTGGGCCCGCGCCTCCGCCTTTTTCGCCCGCGGCTCCAGCCACCGAAGGATAAAAGCCCGCTCCATGGTGCTGGGCATCTCCTGGACCAAGTGCAAGGCCCGGACCTGGATCGGTGGTTGGGGAAGGCCGCGGTTGATCATTGCTCGTTCTCGGGTCCGACTGGTCCCGTCGTCGTCTCGGGATCGGCGTCGCGGCCGATGGGCTTGTCCTCGTCCTCCGGCTTGTCGAATAATCCCTTTCCCTTGGTGAGCTCGTTCGGGTGCGCATCCCTTTTTCGGATTTGCTCTCCGGTGTCAAGGCGAACGGTGACGACGGCCTTGTCGTCCCGGATGATTTCCTCCTGGCATTCCACCTGTCGGTATTCCTGGCCGCTCCGCACCATGCGGGCGAGGTCGGCCCGCTTGGTCTCAAGCTCTCCGATCTTGCCATTGAATTGCTTTGCGCTGGCGGCCTTTTCGTCCTCGACCGTGGCGATCTCCTCGCATACGTTGGCGAGGGCCTCGCTTTTTTCCTTGAATTGTTCCGGCGTCAAATCGACCGGCAGGGTTTCGCTGTATCGTCTCAGGATGGGCATGGTTGTTCCTTTCATGGTGTTGTGTGTGGTTGTTGGGTTTCAATCTCGGCCCTCTTGGCCCGATAGGCGGCGAGCTCATCGACCGGCTCCTCGGCTGGCGGGATCGGATTTCCGTCCGCATCCAATGCCGGCGGCGGCGTCGGTGAAACCTTGAGCCCGGCTTTCCCTTGGAGCAATGCCACCACGGCGTCATGCCCGGAAAAATGGAACCGGAAAGCGCCGGGCTTGTCCCGCTGTGGTGCTACGATGCACATGGCCGCGGCGATGCCTCCGGCACGGCGGCGCATGGTCTGGAAATCCGCCTGCAATTTTGTGACCTCGTAGTCGCTGGTGAGGTCCGGCGTCGGTCCCGGCATGAATCCCTTGGCGTCCGCCTCCAGCAGGCGCTCGGCCTCGGCTTGGTCTCCGCGGCGTAATGCCTGCAGGGCCATGGCCGCTCTCTCTTTTAATTCTTTGGTTACGCTCATGGCATTCCCTCCAGGAAATCGGTTTGTGATTCGGGTTTATTTTGTGATTGGCTTCGGAACATGAATGTGAATCTCTCCCGCAGGACGGATGCGTCCGCCTGCTCGGCCGCGGTGGCGTTGGGAATCGATCCCGAGGATGCAAGGACCAGGCATCGCACGCGATATCGCATCGGGTGGTTTTCCCATTGCTCGTCGCCGGTGCTGAAATTCCCACCGATCTTTTTGCTCAAGACGGCAATGCCCGCCTGCTCCGGCAGGACGTCGAAAAAATCGACCGCGGCCTTGTTGCATGGGTGGCATAGGCCGGTATCGGCTCTCCGCTCCTGCAGGGCCACGCGGTTCCCGCATCCGTCGCAGGGCTTGGTCCGGGCTGGTGCCGCGGGCTGGGCTTGATCGGTCACGGCGCCGTTGCCTCCGGCTCCGTCTTGGTTTCCTTCTTCGGGTGCAATCGCTCCGGCAGGTTGGGGATGTCGGTCACGGCCGCGCAGGCGTCGAACCGCTCCTGGCTCATCACGCCGTCGGCGACCAGCGTTTTGCATCGCTCCATTTGCGCGATGGATGCAAATGCTTTAGGTGGTTTCGGTGTGGGTTGGTTTTCCATGGTGCTCTCCTTAATCCTCGGTTGATGCGGGTGCGGGTTCAGGCACTTTGATTGCTTCGCTCAATTCCCGGACCATGGCCTTGGCGCAAATCGTAGCGATCTCCGCCACCTCCTGCTCGTTTAAATCAATGGAAATGGTGCCTCCGTTGTGATCATATTGGCATTCGATTTCCGGCTTCTTGCTTTTGTTCCAGCGGTCCATCTCGATTTTTTTCAGGTACATGGTTCTCTCCTTGGTTGGTGGTGGTGATAAAAATTTGGAAGGTCTGGTCCACACCCGGCGGCCGCTTTCGCGGGTGGCCTCGTCCTCGGTTTCGTCCTTGCGGAGGGATGTGCGTTTTTCATGCCGAGCAGACCTTTAATTTCCTGGTTAATATGTGACGCTGGCTGTCAATGCCGCGGCGGCCGTCCAATAAATCACGCGGCGGATGTCGCCCACGGTGCCCCATGAAATGGCGAGGAGCAAATCGAAAACGATCAGCGCCGTCCCGATATAAACCGGATGGGAAATTATCCACCGTGGAATTGCGAGGATGGCGATCATTGGCCGGCCTTGAATTGATGAACGGTCAATGCCGCGAGGAAAAATTCCCGGTCCCGGTGTCCGGTCATCGGCCATAGTTTGTATTTCCCCTCGGCCGTTAATTGCAATGCGAACCGGGCCTCCGGCATCGCCTCCAATTCGATCAAGCCCAGAGCGATCATTTGCTCGATGCCCATCTCATATGCCGCGGTCTGCAGGCCCGCCCAATCCGGCACGCTCCCGGTCTTGATGTCCAATTGGATCATGCGGTCGTTCAGCCATCCCACGCGGTCGAGGGTGCCCGCGTATCCGGCGGTGTGAACGATTCGCTGTTCAACGAGGACCGGGAAAAATCCGGTATCGTTCCGGAACTTGGCGTAGGCATCGATGAACGGTCGGATCTCCGGCCGCAGGCTTTCCATGGCCAGGTCGTCCTCGTCGAAAAAATGGGCGGCCTGGTGCACGTGGGTTCCGCGGGTGCGGGCCTCCTCCGTGTACCATTGGGTTTCGATGATGCCGGCGCTTTTCAGGATGGTGGTGACGCTGGGAATCTTTCGGCCTTCCCATGTGTATTCGTGGTTGGCCTCCTCGAAATCCAAACCCGCGACCGCGATCATTTCAAACCGCCCGGTGGGATTTCCTGCATCTCGACCAATTCAAACCCGTAGTCGTTTTTCACGATTTTGAATTTAGCTTGTATGTTTGTTCCTTTCAAGCGGTTAGCTCGTCTCCCGGCGTCGTCGTTGATGGTGTTAATCCACCTCCCGCTCCCGGTGCAAATCCCGTACTTGGTCCGGCCTTTTCCGATGTCCTTGCTGTTGGTGCGGGTGATGGTGTCGTCGAATTCCAGGATGGGCCCGGTCGGCGCATTGGTCCTGGGCGGTGGCGTCGGTGCCTGGGCGGCTCCGGAATTGGGCAGGGATGGCCCGGGTGTCGGTGGCGGTTCCGGTGCGGCCGGTGGTGGCGTCGGCTCCGGTACTGGCTCCGCTGGGGTCGGCGGCGTTGCTGGTCCCGGCGTCTCGACCGCGGCCCGGTCGGCTATGCCATCGACCGTGAGCGGCGGCGTTCCCGCCTGTGGGGCGGCTTCCGATGCCCGCTTCGGTCCCTCGGCCGCGGCCTTCTTTTTGAAAACCTCGTCCACGGAGGTGTCTCCGTCCTTGATGGCGTTGAAGGCTCCGATCAAATCCTCGATCTCGGCCAGGCCGATGTCGTCGCGTCCGCTCTTTCCGGTATATTCGAGGATTTGTTCCAAGGTCACGGACATCTTGCTGAATTCGGAAATCATCTGTTGGCGTCGCTCCACCAGCGTCTTGGCATCGCCCACGGCCGTTTTCTTGGCCGCGAGATAAACCTGTTTGACGTAGGTAAAAGGGACGGTTTTGAATATGGCGTTCCGAACGGCGATGGCGCAGGCGGCGTTGCTGGTCACGCCGATCATGTCCGATCCGTATTTTTCCCCTTTCTTTTTGGTGATGCGTCGCCGAACCTCCATGGTGCTGGAGACGTTGGTTTCCAAGTCATGCGCCACGCCCTGGGCAATAACGAATCCGTCCTCCTGCCCGATTATTCTGGCACCAAATTTCATATTTCCCCAAGCCGAGGCCACGATTTCCGCAAGCCGAATGGTTGGGCCCTCGATGGATACGTCCTCCCCGCGGTCGTTTTTGCGGCGGAGCTTGTAGAAGCACGATCCCGCGGTCTCGATGTCCACCGTGGCCATGTCCATCGCGTCCTGCCTAAACTTGGTCAGGCTCCTGGGATATTTTTTCGCCGTGGATATGGCGACATCGATCTCCTCCCTGGTGATGGTTGCCAGGGCGGTTCCGGTGACGTTGGGTGCGGTCTGGTTTTGTGTTTCCATGGCTCAGGCCCTCACCGCTGATACTTGTTCGCTGTAAAATTCGACGCCGGGGATCCGGGCCTCTCCCTTGAGCGCCTTGGCGATTCCGTCCAGCGCTTTCTGGTTGGCCTCGACCATGGTCAGGGGTTGCCGGCCGGCGGCGACCGCCTCCAGCAATAGCTGGAAATCGACCACCCTTGCTTTCCAATTCTCCCGGAATGAAACGCCCGCGGCCTTGGGCGCCTCCGGCATGGTCATCCTTGGCGCCGGTGCCGGTGTTTGGATCGGCGGCGGTGGCGGAGGCGGCGGCGCGTTCAGGACGCGGTTTGCCTCGGCGGCTTTCCCCTCGGCCTCGAGGGCGATGGCGTGCGCAAGGCGGGCCTCGTTGTCGATCCGCAATTGCTCGAGCCTCTCCTCGTCCGCCTTTTTCTGGGCGATGCGCTTTTCCTCGTCGAGGCGCTTTTGCTCCTCCCTGGCCAGGCGCTGGCGCTCGGCCTCGACCTCGGCTTGGTAGGTGCCCATGATTCGGGTGAGGTTTTTTTCCGCGGCCTCTAATGGCTCGTCATGCTTTTTCCGCTGGGCGATAACCTCCTGCCATGCGGCGTGCGCTTTTTTCTGGATCGGCTCGAAGGTGTCGGTGATGGTTTTCCGCACGCGGCGGATGGCGATCACAATCTTTCCCGCGGTCTCGAATTCGGCCGCGGTCTTGACCGTTACGGCCTGGGCTTGTTCAACCAGGGCGCCGGTTTCGCGTGCGATTTCCTGGGTCTCGTTTCCTGTTTCCATTGACTGCTCCTGTGGGTGTGGTGGTGGTTTGTGGGTTCGCTTCAATCGGGATCATGTTCCGTTGTTTCAATTCGGGATCGGTGCGCATCCATCCGGCCCGCTCCATGGCGTCCAGGCGTGCGGCGACGGCGTTGGTGGATGCCAATTCAAACCGCACGCGGATTTCATGGATGGTGGGGGAATATCCCCGCTCCGCCCGGTACTCCTTGATCCAGGTCCAGGTCTCCTGTTGTTTGTCGGTCATCGGTTTGGTTGGCATGGTGCTATGATAACTCCTGTTGAAAACGTTTGCAAGGCCTTTTTCCGGTATCTTTTCCGGGCCTTATTCCAGCCTGAAAAGCCGGGCCTCCAGGGCGTTGGCCTCCCGGGTGGCGCTCCTAAATGCCCGCTGGGCGCTGTTGTAATCCTGGCGCCGGCGCAGGACGGCCTGCCTGGCATCCAAATATTCCGACCGCAGGCTCCTCCGGCGTCCGGGTTTTCTTGGTGTGCTGTGGGTGGATTGATTATTATTCGGCATGGCTACTCCTTTTGTGGTGATTGGGGTGGTTCGCTTGGCGGTTCTGGTGGCAACATCAGGACCGCCTTTTTTTCCTGATGCTGTTTTTCGATTTGGGCGGCGACGTGGCGCCGGATGCCGCTGTTGTTCATGCCCTGTGCTCCGCGGCGATTTCCCTGGCGGCGATTTCGCATTCCAAAGAAACCAGGGTTCCGGTCTGGTGCCGGACCATGTCCACGATATCGTAAAGGCGCAGGCGCTTTGCTCCCTGGCGCCGGCGTGCGGCCACGACCGTTTCCACTCCGGCAAGTCCGGTTAGGGTGTTTATTCGGTCCGGGGTGGGCATGGTGATCAGGCCCATTCCCGCTGGGATGTCGTTCCTGATTTTTTCGACCATGTCCAGCGGAACCGCGTAATAAAAATATGCCGGAACGCGGGAGGTGTCGTTGTTGAATGACCGCCATAGCCACTTATCCTTTTTTGCATCTCTCCTGAAATCGGCCATGGAAACTTTGATCTCCACCTCCAACAAAAATCGATCCTTGGTGATGGCCATGATGTCGGGAATGCCTGGGCCAATTCCCCGCTCGAAGGCCACGACCGGAGCCTGTTTTTTGTATCGGAGCCATGCCGCGACCGCGGCCCGAAGGTGCCGTGAATTCATGCCCGGTTCTCCTTTCTTTTCCGCCATGCATTGGCCTGCGGGCAGGTGGCGAAATGGGAAACGAAAGCCACGCGGCCGGCTGGGATCGGGCAATTATGGCGCTCCACTTTTTCCACGGCTGTTTCGACGTGCGCGATTTCGCGGTCTGGCCCGAGCACCTGGACGATTATGTTCCCGCCCTCCGTTGGCTCGGCGTCCAGCGGGATCGCTTTTCCGGCCTCGGTTTTTACCCATATGATTTCGGCTCCACAGGATTTGCAGGCTTGCTTTGTGTTCTGTCCCATTATATTCCCTCCGGCTGTGGTGTGAATCCTTTTTACTCCGGGCATCCATCGACGTGCTCGAAAATCGACGGCACGATCGCTCCGCAGGTTGGGCAATTGGTCCGGGTCTCTCTCCTCGGGATTTGGCTGGCCCTGAATTCCCGCATCTCGGTTTTGTCCTCGTTGGCCACCGATTCCTGGGCGGGCGTCAATCGGGCGCCGGTTCTCCTGGCGTGCGCGAGGAGCGGTGCGGCCATCATGCGGGCCATGGGATCGGTGTAATCTCCGGCCTGCTCCGGCGTCAGGCCCAGCATGCGGTTGGTGCTCGGGATGCCGACGATATTCCCGCATCGGCATTCCCATTGCTCGGCATAAAATTCCGAATGCGGCGCTCCGCCGGTCATTTGCGATCCGCATTTCCCGCAGATCATTTGGCCCGGCCCTCCGCTTTTTCGATGGCGGCCTCGAGGATGGTGGCCTCGAAATGCGGACCGAATTCCGCCCGCAATTGCTCGATCATTCCTTTCGCGGCCTGCAGGAGGTCCGGTGCCGCGGCGATGAGGTGCGCATTGGCTTTGGCTTCCTCGATGTCATGAAGCGGCCCGCGAATTGTCGTGGTGACGATTTGGCCTCCGTTGGAATTCTTCGGCGTTCCGATCACGCACTGATTCAGGCGGTCGGGCTGGCCGGCCAATCGGAAGGTTCCCCATTCTGCCTTCCAAGGTCCGGGTGTGTGCTTGCTCATGGTGTTGTCTCCTGGTGGTGGTTGGGGTGGTTGGTTTAGGCGACGATGGCCCGGATAAAAACCGCTCCGCAGGCGCCGTTGATCTTGTATTGGCATTCGTCGTATCCGGCTTGTTCGAGGGCCTGGATAATCTCGTATCCGGCAAGCTCCCGGCGGTTCAGGATGGCCTTGACAACCCCGTATTCGGCTTGGACCTCGGCCTTGAATCCGGCGGCCCGAAGGTCGGCGGCGATCATGCGGTTCTCGGTGTTGTTGTTGCGGGTGATGGTGGCGTTGCTCATCGGGCGCTCCTGGGTGGTGGTCTTGGTGCTCATGGTGTTGTCTCCTGGTGGTGGGTGGTGGTTTAAATCGCTTTTGAAAACCGGCGGATGTTCATGGCCGAAAATTTCAGGCCGGCGTGATGGCCACAGCAGGCCTCGATTGCAATAAAATTTTTGTTTCCCTCGCAAGATTCCCATTTCGATTCCCCTCCGTCGCAGACCGGCTCGTTGCAACAGGTGGTATATCCGTCCTTGGTCTCCGGGTTCTGTTGTCCGCAATTTTCGCAATGGGGGGTCTTGGTGCTCATGCGGTTCTCCTGGGTGGTGGGCTTGCTGTTGTTCATGTTTAAATGATAACCCCACCTGAAAAGATTTGCAAGGCCTTTTTCAATAAAAGATTCAATTTTCCGATCTTTTTCCCACCTTGCATTTTTTCTCAAATTTGGCCTATTGTCTCGGCCGGCATCGGTGCCTGCTCCGGTTCCGCGGCCTCGGGTCCTGTGGCGGCCTCGTTTCCCGGCGCCGTTGGACCGGAAACGGCCTTTCCCGCCCGGTCCTGGTCCTGGGTGGTTCCCTGGGCCTCGGCCGGCGCCGGGCTCCTGGGCGCCTCCTTAGTGACATCCTTGGCCGGTGTCTGGGTGGCGGACGGCCGCGGCTTGGTCCTTGGCTTGTCCATGGCCGTCCTCTCCATGGCCGTGATGAAGCGCTCGGCCGCGGTTCCCTTTTCCCCTTGGCGCATTCCGGCGCCGGCCTGCAGGGCCCGGAAATGGTATCCCTTGAAATTGGCGCCGGCATAAATTCCGGTAATGACGACGAGGACCGATTGCTCTCCGCGGTGGAATCTCCGGATGCCGTTGATCCGGTGTTGGAATTGGTGGTGGTGGTTACGCATCGGTCTCCCTCCTGGTGGTGAAATAATCCGGGTGCTTTTCCCGCAATGAAATAAAACCGTTCCGGCTTACGATCAAATGGTCGAGGACCGGGATTCGGAGCAGGGCGCCGGCCTCCGCCAATCTCCGCGTCGTCAGCAGGTCGTTGACCGATGCCTCCAAGCTCCCGCTCGGGTGGTTGTGCGCCACCATAATTGTGACGGCGTTGTCCTTGATCGCTTGGCGGAATGTCTCCCGCGGGTGGACCTGGGATCGGTCGGCGAGGCCAATCGTGATCGTGTGTTTTTTGATCACGTTATAGGAACCGTCCAATGTCAAAACGACGAAGTGCTCCTGGTCGGCCATGCCCTCCTCGATCAATAATTTGGCGGCCTGCTCCGGCTTGTGGATCGGCGCCTTTTCCCGAACGAAGGATGCCGGGATCAAAACGCCGTCCTCCCGCTCCATGTAATCGATGCC